AGGTATTTCTTCGGCTCCAACAGAGGTAGATAATCTGGTAAGACGCATACCTTTGTTGTATCAAACACCAGATGGTTTTGTACCGAGTTTCGGAACCGAAGTGTTGAAAATGATAGTAGGAGCAAAAACCTACATAATTAAAGGCGACGAAAATGGAATACAACAAATTACTGTGCAAGGTTTACCACCTGTTGATGTAGACCGCTTGGGTAGAAAATGGGTGTCCTGGGTAAACACACCAGAAACCACATTAGAAGAAATGGATGTCAACGGCAAATATGTTTTTGTCGGAGTGGATGCCGCAGGTATCATGCCGCAAGTTGCAACGCCAGTTGGATTACTTGAGCCACATAAAATTCAAGCTGCATTATCCGAGTCAATTTTGCTTGAAAACTCACCTTATATTCCAGATTGGGCGATTGCGGTCGAAATTTTAATTTTTACGATTTTTGTGCTCACCATTTCGTTTGTACTTGCATATCTCAACATGACTAAGGCTTTGGCTTTCGGTGCAATTTTTGTTGCCTCTACAGGCGTCTTAGGCGTTTTTAGTATAAAAAACGGCATTTTATTGGACTTTTCTTGGACTTTTGTATCAGAAATGGTTATGAGTGGCGTAGTTTTCTATATGCGCTTCCGAGAACAGTACAAATTGCGTTTAGAAATTAAAAAACAATTTGAACATTATTTAGATCCACGACAAGTTAAACAGCTCCAGGACAATCCAGACTTGTTAAAACTTGGTGGCGAGAAAAAACATTGCACTTATCTTTTTACAGATCTTCGTGGCTTTACTGCTTTGAGTGAAAAATTATCGCCAGAAGAAGTGACCGATATAATGAATCAAACCTTAACTGTCCAAGTAAACGCTGTGCAAAAACTTGGAGGTATGACAGATAAATTTATCGGCGATGCAGGCATGTTCATTTTTGGAGCGCCTTTAGATTTAGAAGACCATGAAACCAAAGCAGTGCAAGCTGCAATAGATATACAAAAGGGTATAGCTAAGCTAAATAAAACACTTTCTACTCCAGTCCAGGTGGGCGTGGGTGTTCAATCTGGTGTTGCTTGTATAGGTAACATGGGATCTGATACTAGGTTTGATTATTCTGCTATTGGCGATCCCGTCAACACCGCAGCTAGACTTGAAAGCGCTACAAAAGAAGTCGGCGAAGATATATTGATTGGACACAAGACTGCAAAAAATTGTAAACTTGTATTAAAATTACTAAAACCTATTAGTGTAAAAGGTAAAAAAGACAAATTAGAGATATGGACAGTAAATGAGTAAAGTATTGTTAGGCGTAGTCGGCGCGCTGGTTTTATTGTGTAGTTTTTTATATTGGCAAAATAGCAGACTGTCTGCCTTGAATGATGCTTTTGTTCTAAGAGATGCAGAACAAAAAGCTGCAATAGAAAATTTACAGAGTGATTTTAACTTACAAACTAACTCTTTATTAGAATTACAAGCAAAAAATCAAGAAATAGAGGCGGAGATGACAAGATACCTTGACATTTTCAAAAGACATAACCTGTCTAAATTAGCTATAGCTAAACCCGGACTAATAGAAACTAGGGTAAACAATGGGACAAAAGATGTATTTGATAGCATTGAAAAAGATACTGCTGGTATCGACGATCTCGATAGCGGTTTGCAGTTGCAGCCTAATACCGACTAGAGAAGTAGAAGTAATTAGCAAACCTATAGAGCGCAAAATTGTGCAACCTATTTTGCCAAAAGCTGTGGATTTAAAAGATCCTTATTGGTATGTGGTTTCTGAGAAAAACATAGATGAATTTTTGAGTCGTATAGAACAAGAACACGGATCTGTTGTATTCGTGGCCATGTCTATACCAGACTATGAGCTAATGGCTTATAATATGCAGGAATTAAAAAGGTATATACAAGAATTAAAAGAAGTAGTGGTTTATTATAGAAAGGTAACTACTAATACAGGAGAAGACGATGAGTAATTCGCCAGAAGCATTTGTTTATAAATGCAAATTAAAGTCTGTAACCGATGGAGATACTATTCGTTTAGCCACTATAGATCTTGGTTTTTCTGTGCAACTACACAACAAAGCTGTAAGGGTTGCTGGCATTGACACACCAGAGAGTAGAATTAATATAAAAAAATACCCAGAAAGAGCGAAAGAAAAAGAGCTTGGCTTATTAGCAAAACAAAAACTCAAAGAATGGTTGGTGGGGGATATTACATTAAGATCCTATGGCACTGACAAATATGGGAGGGTGTTGGGCGATGTATTTTGTGAAAAAGGTAATATTGCTGATTTGCTCAAACAAGAAAATCTTGCTGTCGATTATCATGGCGGCACAAAAACAAAAATATGGGGAGAATAAAATGAATAAAATGGAAATATCACAAGAAGGCTTATCTTTAATTAAAAAGTTTGAAGGCTGTAAATTAGAAAGCTATCAATGCGCTGCTGGAGTTTGGACGATAGGTTACGGCTCGACTAGCGGTATAAAAGAGGATATGAAAATATCTCAACAAAGAGCCGATGCTTTGTTATTGGAAGATGTAGCTGTTTTTGAGGAGGCTGTTAATAAAGCAGTTGAAGTGCCGCTTGAACAATACGAGTTTGATGCCTTAGTGTCTTGGACATTCAATTTAGGTCCCACAAACTTAAATTCTAGTACGATGCTCAAGGTTTTAAATGAAAACAAAAAGAGTGAAGTACCAGCACAAATGCGTAGGTGGAACAAAGCTGGTGGTGAAACTTTACAAGGATTAATCCGTAGAAGAGAAGCTGAGTCGCTGCTTTTCCAAAACGAACAATGGCACGAAGTTTAACTATATGTAATACTACCCCTAGGCGTTTTACGCTTAGAGTTGGGTGGTTTTTTACGTCACTACCTAACTGCCCGACTCGCTTATGAACGAGGTTTCTTTTAAAGATTTTGATATTTTATCGGAGCAAGATAAAGCCGAAGCTGTGGCTTTATTAAATCGTTACGATCAGTTAGAAAAACAAGACTCTTGCCAAGCAGATTTTATTTCTTTCGTAAAACACATGTGGCCAGAGTTTATTGAGGGTAGACATCATAAAATTATTGCTGACAAATTTAACAAGATAGCAGATGGTAAGCTAAAAAGGCTTATTGTTTGTTTACCTCCAAGACACTCTAAATCAGAGTTTGCCTCAACTTTTTTTCCAGCTTGGATGATGGGCCGCAGAGGCGATTTAAAAATAATTCAAACCACTCACACGGCTGAGCTAGCTGTGCGTTTTGGTCGTAAAGTAAGAAACATAATAGACAGCGAAGAATATCAACATGTGTTTCCAGAATTAAAATTACAAGCAGATAATAAATCAGCAGGTCGTTGGACAAGTAATCAAGAGGGTGAATTCTTTGCAGCTGGTGTAGGTGGTGCGATTACAGGACGTGGCGCAGATTTGTTGGTTATTGATGATCCTCATTCAGAACAAGATGCCATGTCACCAAAAGCCTTAGAATCGGCTTATGAATGGTACACATCTGGACCAAGACAGCGTTTACAACCGGGCGGAATAATTGTGAT